ATACCTGGAACGGTCGAAATTCCCCAACCGCAAATAATCATGGACGGACTAATCAGTCTCCGTCATGCTCGCTGCATGCCGATGTTCTCGGTACCCGGATTGAAGCGGTTATAGTATGCCAATTGTAGGACCGCTTATTGCGGGTGGAACCGCTCTCGCCGGCGGTATAATAAATTCGGCGGTGTCCATGGCTTCGGCAAATAAGCAAATGCGCTTCCAAGAGCGCATGTCTAGCACCGCGCATCAAAGGGAGGTCGAAGACCTTCGCAAGGCGGGGTTAAACCCCCTCTTGTCTTTAAAATCCGGCGGTGCTTCATCTCCTCCAGGTGCAAAAGCCGATGTAGATATCGGCGCTGATAAAGCGGTAAATTCCGCTCTGCAGGCACGTTCTATAGAAAGCAATATCGAACTTCAAAAGGCGCAAGCCAATCAAGCGAATAGTGCTGCGGCTTATTCGCAGGCGCAAACCAAGCAGGTAACCGAAATGTTACCGGGTCAAGTTCAAAAAGTGAACGCGGAGGTTCAAAGCGTTCTCGCAGGAACGGAGGTATCAAAGTCTCAAGTCAATGAAATCGCGAAGCGAATCGAAAAGGCATCGGCCGAAATCAAACTGATAAATCAACAAGCGGATACCGAAAGCGCCAGGGCCTTAAAGGAGAAGGCTCTAAAGGTGCTTTGGGAGGGAGTCCGCGATATCCTTAAGAAAGGGGATAAGCAAATAAGGTCAATCGAAGATTTCCCCGGTCTGCTTCAACTCATAAAAAAATGGACTATCGATGAACCGGCAAGGTTCTTCATTGGTCCTTCAAATTCAGCAAAGGACTTAAAGGAGGTGATTAAATGAAGCGTAAGCGCATGTCTCGTACCCGTTCTCGGAAGAATTTCCGCAAGGGTAACAAATCTCACAAGCGGAATGGACCCTCGTATTCTATGCGGGGAGGAATCCGGTTGTGAAAAAAATCTCGTTCCTACGCGGAGGTCGCGGGGAAAGAGTGCGATATGGGATGTCTTAAACCTATCGCTCTTAAAAGGCACGGCGAGGCGATGCCGCTCGTCGTGCCTTGTTCTCGCTGTCTCGGATGCCGTCTTGAACGTTCAAGGCAATGGGCAATGCGTGGCATGTGCGAACTTCAAAGCCATGAAACAAGTTGCTTTCTTACACTAACATATAGAGAGGAGGAGCTCATATGGGGAAACGCCCGTGCTACCCTTTTTCCAAGACACTTGCAATTATTTTTAAAGAGGCTTCGAAGGTCTATCCCCTCGACAATCCGTTATTTTGGTTGTGGGGAATATGGAGACCTAACGAAAAGGCCTCACTATCATCTCATACTCTACGGGCACGATTTTTCAAAGGACCGGATTCTTTATTCCGGACAAGGGAAATCCGCGTTATACACGAGCTCACGGTTAAACGAGCTCTGGAGTCACGGGGATTGCAAGATTGGCTCGGTCACGTTCCAGAGTGTCCAATATGTCGCGAGATATATTCTTGGTAAGCATTTAGGAAAGGATGGTGATTATTATCACAAACAAGGAATCGAGCCCGAATTCGTCAGAATGTCCCTCAAACCCGGACTTGGCCGCGATTGGTATCGCAGGTTTTCTTCTGACGTGTTTCCTCTCGATTATATGGTCTGTAATGGAACCAAGGTCCGCGTTCCTCGTTATTTTGATAAGATACTTGAACGCGATAATCCGTTCGAATTCGAACGGGTAAAAAACGAGCGTAAAATCAAACGCGAATCTACTCCCGAAGATGTATATTCTCTTCGGCGCCGAAAGGCGAAAGGGGCAATTCTCGCGGCCCAGCTAAAGAAGCGCGAGATTAAATAAAAGGGCTCGTAAGTCTTCTTACGAGACCAACTAGGCGGAGCCTAGCGGCTCCGAAGGAGACGACATGATTCTAGAACTCTATTCCATCAAGGACGAAAAGGCCGGGGTTTTCATGCCCCCGGCCGCCGTCCCTCACTTGGTCGAAATGACCAGGGGGATTACGCAGGTCATGCGTGATCCCAATTCCAAACTCGCTCTCTATCCCGGCGATTTCTCTCTCTACTACATCGCCAAGATGGACCAGGATTCGGGGCAAATCATCATAGACCCATCCGGCCCCCGCTTCATCGCTCAACTCTCTGCTTTCACTTCATCTCTTCCAAATGGCGTTACTGCGGGAGGGCCGAACAATGGATAAGTCAAAAAAGCCCCTCAAAGCTGGTCAACGTCTTATCGCCGGAAAATCAAAAACTCAACAACACTTCAAGGAAGAGGTCAACATCAATACAATCGTCCGGCGGTATCTTCCGTCCGGCGCTCTTCCGTCTCATGGAAAAACCCCCATGTATGGGGACTTCACGAGCTTCGACTACATGTCGATGCTCAATGCCGTGTCGGATATCGACACGACGTTTCGTCAACTCCCCGCGCGTGTGCGCGGGAACTTCAGAAATGACCCCTATCAACTGCTCCGGTTCATCGAGAATCCGGACAACCACAAGGAAGCCGTAAGGCTCGGTCTCCTCGTGGATCCGTCTCGCCCCTTCGGGGCGCCTGCTGAGGGTCAAGCCGAAGGCGAAATCGTCTCCGACCAAACCGACATGATGAATCAGGCGGACATTATGGACGCCCTCGACCCCGAGTCGAAACATCATGATCCGTCCGTAGTCGCGGATATGAAGGCTGCGGCCGCAGGCGGTGACGCCGAGGCCCAGGCTCTTCTACAGGCCCACGCGGCCAGGGAGGCCGCAAGGAAGGCTCAGCGGGCCCAAGGCAGGAATGCCGAGGGTCCCGTCAAAAAACGACGTCCTGGCCCCCCGGAAGGGGATTAAGCACCATTCTCCTTGATGGAATGGTGCCAGGTGACACCAAAGGGGGTATTATAAGGGGGGGTCAACTGAAGACACCCCCTTTCTATTTCACACAAACCAAAAGGTAACCATGAAAAGCTCAGCCAACTATTCCTTCTCGAAAGTGCCCGCTCCTCAGATTCAGCGGAGCCTGTTCGACCGGTCAACCCCAATAAAAACAACATTCGATTCTGGGTATCTCGTTCCCGTTTTCGTGGACGAAGTACTTCCCGGAGACACGTACAATCTTAGGGCGACTTTTTTCGCCCGGCTCGCTCCTCTCATTTTTCCAATCATGGACAACATTTTCTTGGACACCTTCTGGTTCTTCGTCCCGAACCGACTTGTATGGAACAACTGGGAAAGGTTCAACGGTGCTCAGGACGATCCGGATGATTCAACCGATTTCGAAATTCCAATTCTCGATGTCGAAGGGATTGACCCTGCAACTCAATTCGAAACAAATTCTTTGTTCGATTATTTCGGACTTCCAACTATGGTGGACCTTGCATGGGCTGGAGGACCTACTGGGTTCTTGGAAATGTCCGCTCTTCCCCTCAGGTCCTATAATCTCATTTACAATCAATGGTTCAGAGACCAAAACCTGCAAGATTCAAGTTCGGTTATCGTGGACGATGGTCCCGACGATGTCGAAGCTTATAATCTTCTGCGTCGTGGAAAACGTCACGATTATTTCACAAGTGCTCTACCATGGCCTCAAAAGGGAGATAGCGTGATGCTCCCCATCGGGGATTCCGCTCCCGTAATAGGAACGGGACAGGCTCTCGGTGTTATCAATGGTTCCGGTGGAACCTATGGAATGCATGTCGATGCATCTGGCATCGGTCGATTCAATTCAGGAGCCTATGGCGTCACTCTTCCCCATAACGGAGGTGGAAGCTCTCCAGCTTCAACGGACATAGGTGTAACAACCTCGGCCGCTAATAGCGGCCTTATTGCGGACCTGTCAGCCGCATCAGCGGCAACGGTCAATCAACTTCGTCAGGCATTCGCGTTCCAGCAAATTCTCGAGGCGGATGCTCGAGGTGGAACGCGTTATACCGAAATGATTTTCGCGCACTTCAAGGTGGTCAATCCTGACTTCCGTCTTCAGCGTGCGGAATACCTCGGAGGGTCTTCGACCCGAATCAATGTATCCGAGGTGCCACAAACCTCTCCCTCTCCTGCTGCGAATCCTACTCTTCGCAATGTGCAAGCCGGACTCGCAGCGTATGCTCGCGGAGGAACGCAAACCGGTTTCACGAAATCATTCACCGAGCACGGGCATATAATCGGACTGGTCAATGTCCGTTCTGACATGACCTATCAAGGTGGGCTTCGTCGTATGTGGTCCAGAAGGACCCGTTTCGATTTCTATTTGCCAGCTCTGGCAAATCTCGGAGAGCAGGAAATTCTCAACAAGGAAATAT